GGCGACACCTCGACGGCGCAGGGGTTGGCCGAACTGCAAGCTCGGCGCGGCCGCATGGGGCACCTTGGAGGCAATTCGTCCTACGAAGGCGTGGGCATGGGCGGGAGTCCCGAGGCGGCTCTGGCGAACTGCTGCAACAACGGCCGAGCGGTGGTCGATCAGGGCGTCGCCCGCGGCTCTGACGGACGGTTTTACGCCTGTCGGCGCTACGCCCGCTGACGATCCGCCGGGGCTCCCCGGCGGCGGTTTTGTTTTCCCTCGACTGAAAGGCTCCTCATGGTCCCGACGACTCGATTTCTGATGGCGGTGGTTGCGCTGCTGGCAGTTTGCGGCTCCCTGCTTGCCGGCGCTCCTGCGTCGACGAGCCCCCCGGCTGGTTGCCACGGCGAGAAGGCGGCTGTTGGCTGCCACGGCGGGGCCGACGAGGCTCCGCAGGTGGCTGAGGCTTCTGCCGGTTGCCACGGCCGGCACCGCTCGACGTTTGCCAAAAGGCACGCGTCTCGGGTGGCCGGAAGGACTGCGGCGCGGGCGGACCGCGCGGTGGATCGATCCGAACGTGCTGCGAGCCGGGCCGGCTGCCACGGGGCAACGGCTGTGAAGGTGGCGGGCTGCCACGGGGCTCCCAAGGCGAACGCCACAGACGATTGCGATTGACGACAGGGCACAACCGCGCGGAGGTGCGCCGGGCTCCCCCTCGGCGACTCCGCGCGGGCCCGATCCGATGCCCCCCCAGAAAGCCCTTTGCATGAGCTGGTCATTCACCGTCGACGCCTCGAAGCTCCGCGAGGCCCTCGACACGGTTCGGCCGGCGGTGACACCCGCGAGCGACCGGGGATGCCTGGTGCGGATCGGCCGCGGGATTGTGGAGGCCCGGCGCGACGACCTGCGGATCGTTGCCGTGCTGCCTGAGTCTGGGAAGGCCGCTCCGGTGCTGCTGAACCACGCCAGGATCGTGGCCGCGCTGCGGGAGTGCCAGGGCCCGGTCAGTCTTGCTGCTGTCAGCGGAACCACGGCAGTGACGCTGCAAGGGACTGGGGGAGTGTGGTCGCTGAACGCTGCCAGCGACGACGCGTGGACGGCGGACCCGGCAGGTGGCCCTGAGGCCCGCTACGTGCCCGTCTGCCGGCTTCCGGCTGACCAGTTGGCTCGGTGCCTGTCCGGCACGATTGACGCCGCAGGGGGAGAGGATTGCGACGGGGCACGGGCTCAACTTGCCGGCCTGCGGATCGACGTCCTCGACGGGGTGGTTTCGTTTGTTGGGTGGGATGGCCGTCGGCTGTACGTGACCGCCGCGGAGATCGATCAGGCTACCGACGACGGGGCCCTCACCATTCCGGTGGCTGCGGCCCGCGTCATGCTGGCCCTGGCAAACCGATCCGCGAGCTGCTCGGTGCAGATGATGCGGACGGAGTCGGCCGCGATCTGGACGGCCGGCGGGGTGACCGTGACGGCCGCGCTCCTGGCGGGGAAGTTTGCTCCGTGGCGAAAGGTGATCCCGGCAGCCCGGCCCGGTTTGCAGGCGACTGTGGGGGCGGCTGCGCTCCTGCAGGCGGTGCGGCAAGCGGAGGTGGTCACCAGCAGCGATTCCCGCGCGGTGTCGTTCCGGTTTGGGCCCGGCCGGGTTTCCCTGGATGCCCGATCTGCTGAGTACGGGTCGGCTGCGGTGGCCTGCCCGGCCGCAGGGGCTCACCTCGAGGCGGTGCTGCGGCTTGACCCTCGGCACGTCCGGCAGTGGCTGGCGACGCTTGACGGGGCTGCGACGGTATCTGTTGACCCGGGGGATGGAATGTCCCCGGTGATGCTCAGGCACGAAGACGCGGTGGCGGTTGTGCTACCGATGGAGGAGGTTGGGGCATGACCGCAGGCACGGCGCAGACCTACCGCGTGAATCCGTTCCTCCACTCCCCGGATTCCGTCCTGCCGGTGGACGACGAGTTTGCAGACCTGTTCCGCGCGATGGTGACGGCTGGAAGCGACGCGGCCCGGCAGCAGAAAGTCTGCTTTGTTGGCATGGCCCGCGACATTGCCGGCGTGCTCCCGTTCACGCTGGGGCGGCTTGAGTCCCTTGGCTCCCGGTTTGCCGAGTGGAGCGCGGTCGTTGTTGAAAACGACTCGAAGGACACGACGAAGGAAATCCTGCACCGATGGGAAGACGAGCACTCCGGGCGCGTGATTGCCGACTGCCGAGACCTGGGCCGCGAGCATTACCACGGCTTTGAGCGGGCTCGTGTGGAGCGCTACGCTGAGTACCGGACGCGATACCGCGACATCGCGCTCGATCACTTTGGCGAGGTGGATGTGGTGATTGCTGTTGATCTGGACCCGTGGGGCGGGTGGAGCGAAGAAGGCGTCATCAACGGCATTGGCTGGATGGAAGCACTGCCGAAGGCTGCTGGCATGGCGAGCGTGTCGCTCTACGAGCAGGTGCTCGAAGGGTCCGACGGCACGACCGGCAAGATGCTGTGCCACTACGATCATTGGGCGTACCGCGGGCCTGGGTGGAAGCACCGATGGGAGCGGCACTTTGCCCTTTGGCTGCCGCCAGTTGGGTCGACGCCAATCTTCTGCAACTCAGCGTTTGGCGCGCTGTGCATCTACCGGGCAGACCCGTTTTTTGCTCACGCCCCGGTCAGCGTTGACGGCGACATTGAGCACGTTGGGCTGCACCGGGCGATGGCCGACGCCGGCTGGGAGTTCTACCTGAACCCATCGCAGCGAACGCTCATGACTTGGGTGCCGGAAGATTCTCAGGATCCCCCTGGCGACGCTCCCGTCTGAGGGGTGACGCATGGCCGGCAACACCGCTGTCATCTCGATGGTGAAGTTTGCCACGGACTGGGCCGCGCACGTTCCGATCTCCGCGCTCTGCGAGCGGTACACGGTCACGAAGGATCAGGTGCTGCGGCTGAAGACGATCTGGCAGCTTGTCCCACGGCACGACCGCCGGCTGCGGCAGAAGCCGAAGTGGGCCCCTCGGCCGACGCGAGACGAGGACGCGGCTAGCGGTTCGGGCTGCGAGCTGGCCCCGGAGATTGCCCGCAGGATCGAGGAGCTTCGGGCCCGCTCTGGTGATCGGTTTGGCACACCGAACGACACCGGGGTGGTGGAGTTCTCCGTGCCGGTGATTCGGATTGGTGGAGGCCGCGGATTTTTTCCTTCATCGGATGAAAACGGCAGCGGCGACATCTGACCGGAACTGCAAGGATTGCCGATTCACGCGGAAACTCCGGCCAAGGAGAACCGCCATGACACCAGAAGCACTCCAATCCGCCGTCCTGGCTCTTATCGCCGGTGCGCGGCTCAAGTCCGCCGGCGGGCTCACCGTCGCTGAGTTCGGCAGCCTCGTCGTCGAAGTCATCCGCCTGGCGGTGGCCGGGCTCGACACGATCACGACCCTCGACGGGCCGGGCAAGAAGGCGTGGGCTCTGGCCTGCGTAGGGACGCTCTTCGACGCCGTCGCCGACTCGTGCGTCCCGTTCGTCGCCAAGCCGATCTGGTGGGTGATCCGGCCGGCGGTTCGCACGCTCGTCCTCTCGGCTGCCGGCGGGGCGCTCGAGCAGATCCTGACGCTGACCCGCGCCGCCGCCCCGGAGCCGACCGCATGACCACCGCCCTGGTCCTCGCCGCCGCCGCGGTGGCATACCTCCTGTGGAGCCGCCCGGCGGCCCCTGCGGGGCTGCCGCCGTTGTCCCCCCTGCCTGCCCCCTTGCTGCCCCCGATCGCCCCCGTGGCTGCCGGCGGGCCGCACCCGCTGACGCTCGCGGCGATCCTGGCTGCCGGCGGGATGGTGGCGTTCTCAATTCACGAATCCGGAAAGCCTCGCCCCGTCCCGCCGAGCCCTGCGCCGGTAATCGGCCTCGATCTCCGGGGCCGATTCGTCGGACCCGACGCCGCGACCGACGCCGCCACGACGGCCGCTCTCCTTGAGGAGTTGGCCGGCCAGATCGAGTGGGACGGTCAGCAGCAGGAGCCGCGCCTCCGCACCGGGGCCGCCTTTGACGATCTCCGCCGCGCGGCTCGGGAGCTGCGGACGCGGGGCGTGTCGCTCGGTGCTCGGCAACCTGCGGTGAGGGACGCGATCAAGGCGTACCTCGACGCCGAGGTCGGCACGGAGGGCGGACCCGTCGATGTCGCAGGCCGCGCCCGGTGGGTCAAGGGGCTGCGTGATGTGTCGTCTGCGTCCCTCGCGGCTGTGTCGAGCGGTCCCAAGGCAACATCGGACGCAGAACAGGCTGCCAAGGCCGACTCGTTCATTCAGTTGATGCAAGTCTGCCTTGTCGCCCTGATCGCCCTGGGGGCCGTCGCCATGTGGAGGTCCGCATGACGCTCGTCAAAGAAGTCGCCTGCTGTGCCGCCTATTTCCTCGTCATCCTCGTCGGCTGGCCGCTGTCGCTCGTGGCCGCGGTCCTGTCCCACGCCGCCGACTGGCTCGATGACCTGAGCTACAAACTTCTCGACGGGTGGTTGCCATGACGCGCCGTCAGCAGATGTGGTCGTGGTCCGCGATCGGCTTCGTGATCGTCGCCGCGGTCCTCGGCGCGCTCGTCGAGCGGGCCACGCACCGGATCGCCGCGCGGGTGGAAAGCCGATTCGGGTACGAGCCGAATCCGGAAGGCGTCCGCGAGTTCCTTGCCGAGTTGAAGCACCCGGAGTTCCGAGGCGCGGCCCCTGACGTGTTGCGAAACGCCAAAGGACGCGACACGTTCCTCTTCCGCCATGCCGACCGGGCACACCGCGCCGTCTACGGGCGGCCGTTCGAAGTGTGGAACCAGGGCAACCACGGCGCGTGCGTTTCGTTCGGGTGGGCTATGGGATCGTTCGTCGGCCAGGCCGTGGATTGGACCGAGGGCGAATTGTCGGAGCCGCCCAAGCTCGTCGCCACCGAGCCGATCTACGGCGGCAGCCGAACGGCCGGAAGG